CAATTCTAGATATTGGACATACCTATTTTGATAAAAGAAACCCCAAAGTTGCTACAATTAGAGTGGATGGTTTATATTCAAAATTAAAAGAAAATAGTCTATTAGGACATAAACATATTCCTGACTTATATTTATTTTCATCTAAAGAACAGAGAATTGCATTATTGCAAGGACTAATGGATACCGATGGTTCTGTTAGAAAACAGAATGGTGGTTGTGAATTTTATCAAAAAAATGAAAATCTAATAGATCAAGTTAGATGTCTACTATCCTCTTTAGGAATAAAATCAACTAAACTATCCAAAATTGTCAACAATAGAATTTATTACTCAATCAATTTTACCACAAATACTGTTGTATTTCGGCTTCCTAGGAAGAGTGTGTTGCAAAAATGCAAAAATCATCCCAAAAACAAAAGACTTTATATAGAATCCATAGAACGGGTAAATTCTGTGCCGGTAAGATGCCTACAGGTAGATAACCAAGACCATCTATTTTTGGCTGGGCGTACATTGGTTCCAACACACAATACTACCACAACAGTGGCATATCTTCTCTGGGTTTCTTTGTTTCAAGAACGTCAAAGTATTGCTATTCTGGCTAACAAAGGTCAGTTGGCCCAGGATATTCTAGAAAAATACCAGTTGGCATTTGAAAACCTACCAATATGGATGCAGCAAGGTATTATTACCTGGAACAAGCGTACTGTGGAACTGGAAAACGGATGTAAGTTGCTTGCTGCGGCAACATCATCATCTGCAATCCGAGGCGGTTCTTTCAATATTGTATTCTTGGACGAATTTGCATTCGTTCCTACCTCAATGCAGCAAGAGTTCTTTAACTCTGTCTATCCCGTTATCTCGTCTGGTAAAACAACAAAGATCATTATTGTTTCGACACCTAACGGAATGAACATGTTCTACAAACTGTGGATGGACGCTTTGAATAAGCGGAACAACTACAAAATGTTCGAAATTCACTGGTCAATGGTACCAGGGCGTGACCAGAAATTCAAAGAAGAAACCATAAGAAATACCTCGGAACGCCAGTGGCAACAGGAATTCGAATGCGATTTCTTGGGTTCTAGCAATACATTAATTTCGCCATCAAAATTACAATACCTGAATTATATAGAACCAATAGAAAAGATGGAAATTGGCGGTAAAGAGAATATTTTGGATATTTACGAAAAACCCATAAAAGGTGACGGAGAGACTACCAAAGACCATATATACGCCATGCTAGTTGACGTATCAGAAGGTAAGAACCTAGACGCTTCCGCGTTCTCGGTAATCGACATATCCATCACTCCATATAAACAAGTTGCCAAATATGCTAGTGCCTTGATATCTCCCATACTCTTTCCTACCATAATTTACCAAGTAGCCAAAATGTATAATGATGCCTTTGTGTTGGTAGAAATCAACAACACACCGCAGATTGCTGACACCCTACATGCGGAACTAGAATATGAAAATTTGCTTAAGGTACAAACCGGCAATAAAAAAGCACAACAAATTTCTGCTGGTTTCGGTAGAGGAGTGCAAGTTGGTCTAAAAATGTCACCCCTAGTCAAACGCATAGGATGTGCAAACCTTAAAACCCTAATAGAACAAGATAAACTACTGCTCCAAGACTTTACCACAATTTCAGAACTTACATCTTTTGTATCAGATGGTACTTCCTGGGCAGCGGAAGAAGGTAAAACAGACGATTTGGTTATGACTTTGGTTATTTTTGCATGGTTAACCACCCAAAAGTATTTCAGGGATGTGGTAAATCACGATTTGCGTAAACAATTGCAACTTGAAAAAATGAATCAGTTGGACGAAGAAACTGTTCCTGGTCCCGTTATTGATGATGGATTAGACATACCGTTTATCGTGGAAGGCGGCGATGTTTGGATTAATGCGGAAGTAGATGGTATGTCAGGTACCTATTCTACTTATTTCAAAGAAATCATGAAGATGTAATTGGTAACCTAGAACCCAAAAAAACTAAATATTCAAATAAAAGGCTTCACATCTTCAATTAAGGAGTTATAGCAATGACTATACAACTTTCCCCAGGCGTAAATATCAGTGAAATTGATGCTACTACCGTAATTCCATCGGTTGACACCACAACCGGCGCCTATGCTGCTAGATTCGTATGGGGTCCATGCAATTTAGCCACTGTGGTAGATTCGGAAATAACCCTAGCAAAAAAATTTGGTGCACCAGATTCAAACACATATATTTCCTTTTTTACGGCATCCAGTTTTCTGGCATATGCCAACGACCTTAGGTTAGTTCGGGCTGTTAATGCAAACACACTTAATGCTGATGCAAATTCCGTAGCAAATAGTGTTAATGTACAAATACCAAATAAAGACACTTATACCGTCAATTTTTACGGTGTTAACCAGGCAAACAAGTACGGTCCTTTCATAGCTCGTTATCCTGGTGCATTTGGCAATTCAATACAAGTACAGGTTTGTGATTCTGCTAACGTAGCCGCTTTTTCAACTTGGACATATGCTAATTTGTTCAATGGCGCTCCAGGAACATCAACATATGCATTTAATGCCGGTGCGGCTGACGATGAATTCCACATTGTTGTTATAGACGCAGGTGGACTGTTCACAGGAACAAAAGGAACAGTACTTGAAGTGTATCCTTTTGTATCTAAAGCATTTGATGCTGTAGACGGAAATGGAACATCAACATACTGGAAAAATGTATTATACACCAATTCCCAGTACGTTTATGGAGTAGATTCTCCAGATTATGCCAATACCAATGCTACATGGGGATTGACCGCTGGAGCAGTTGCTTCGGGTAATGTTGTATTCGGAGTAGTTTCTTCAGCATCAACAGGATATGTTTCATATCAATTTACTGGTGGTGTAGATTCTCCTGTTACCGATGCTGATATTGAAAATGCATACGGATATTTTACAAATCCAGATACAATTGACATATCCCTTGTTTTGACAGGTGGACATGATGTAACTGTTCAACAGTGGGTTATTGACAATATCGTAACTCCTGCTGGCTCTTTGACTGGACGTAGAGGAGATTCATTGGCATTCTTGTCGCCACCATCTTCTGCCGTTGTAAATCAGCGTGGTTCTGAAACAACAAATATACTTGCATGGTTAACCAGCCTATCACGTTCAACATCATATGCTGTTGTTGATTCTGGTTGGAAATACATGTTTGACAAATATAACAATGTTTCCCGTTATGTTCCTTTAAACGGAGATATTGCTGGTCTTTGCGTATATACCGATTCTATTCTGGATCCATGGTGGTCTCCAGCAGGATTCAACCGTGGAGCAATCAAAAATGTTGTAAAACTAGCATGGAATCCGGATCTAACAGCAAGAAATATTCTATACCCACAAGGTGTAAATCCTGTCGTTTCTATTCCAGGTAATGGTACCTTGCTTTATGGTGATAAGACCCTGCAAGCAAAACCATCTGCTTTTGATAGAATCAATGTTCGTAGGTTGTTTATTGATCTGGAAAAGTCGATTTCACTTGCTGCCAAGTACTCTTTGTTTGAGTTCAATGACCAGTTTACACAAGCACAATTTGTTGCTCTTGTTTCTCCATATCTGCGTGATGTTCAAGGACGCCGAGGAATCACTGATTTCCGAGTTGTTTGTGATGGAACCAACAACACACCACAGATTGTAGACACCAATAAATTTGTTGGAGACATTTACATCAAACCTGCCCGTAGCATCAACTGGATCCAGTTGAACTTTATTGCAGTTGGCACAGGTGTTACATTCTCAGAAGTTACTGGGGCTGTGTAATAAATAGAAGAACTATAGGAGAAAACAATGGCTTTTAACGTCGCGGAATTCCGAGCAAATATGTTGGGGGACGGTGCCCGTCCTAATTTGTTTGCGGTTTCATTAGTATTTCCAACATTTGTAACAGCCGGTACTGCTGCTGGTCAAAAAACCACATTCATGGCAAAAATGGCACAACTGCCAGGATCTTCCATGTCTTTGGCTCCTCTGTATTATTTTGGACGAGAAGTAAAATTTGCTGGTAATAGAACATTTGCAGACTGGAATCTTACCATTATTAATGATGAAGATTTCATAGTACGTAATGCTCTTGAAAATTGGTTGGATTATATCAACAGCCATTCATTAAACGTAAGAAGTGCTGTAGCAGCAACACCATCTTCATATGCTGTAGATGCAACAGTCAATCAATATGGTAAAACTGGTGATATTATCAAATCTTACACTTTTGTTGGATTATTCCCACTAGACCTTGCTCCTATTGATTTGGATTGGCAAAATAATGACACCATTGAAGATTTCAGTGTGACCTTCGCTTACCAATATTGGGAAGCAAACACCACCACCTAATTAGGTGGTGGTTTTCGTTATGTATAAAGGAGTATAATCAATGGCCTTATCATTGTTTGGGTTCTCGATTTCCCGTA